AGTACAAGGCGGCTACTGGGTTTAACATATTCGCACAACTGGACGATACGTTGGTTACTCGTGAGACAGCATACGAGTCGGGCGTGTTTAATCCAAAGAAGAACTTCACATGTAAGGCATGGTGCCCCGTGCTTATATGTCCACACAACGGAAGGAACGAGTGATGCCTTACAAAAACAAATCAGACCGCAATGCCAAGCATGAGTGGGAAATGGAGAAGAAACGTGATGGCGCACACGAAGCACGCATGGAACGTCAACGCGCTAGACGTGCGCTGGATAAGAAGGGTGTAGACCGCAAAGGTAAAGATGTTGCCCACAAGGTTGCGCTGAGTAAGGGTGGCACTAACAAAGAAGGCTACACCTTGCAGTCTCCCGCAAAGAACCGTTCGTTCAAAAGGAATTCCGACAAGTCAATGAAGTAATCTGTAATGCGCTACTGAGTAAGGTGTGAGTGTTAAGTAGCGCGGGGGCTGTCAATCCCCTCATGGATACGCAAACCGCATCAGTTAGAGCCTACCGCTCCCCTTTCTAGAGGTAGGTGATTTAACCGATTGGCACCCGCAAGGTGCCACCAATTTCCTTTAAACACACCGTGTTTGAAGAGCATAACTATCGGAGAGAGCATGGAGATTATTGAGAACAGAGCAATACTGCTCAAGGTAAAACACCCCGACAGGATTACTACGGTAATCCCAAAGAGCAAAGTGTTGGAGAGAGATGAGAGTTCTGCCAGTGTGTTGGTGAACTGGGGTTTGGAAGAGACTTTGGTACTGAAGAACTTACGTATCAACGTACCGTCACCTATCAATGGAACGTACAAGTGGCCCGGACTCTATAAACCGTTCGACCATCAAAAAGTTACATCGTCTTTTCTAACCATGCACCGCCGTGCGTTCTGCTTCAATGAGCAAGGCACAGGCAAGACCGCTAGTGTTATATGGGCGGCAGACTATCTAATGACGCAAAATATTATTAAGCGTGTGCTTGTAGTCTGCCCCTTGTCCATCATGGACTCCGCATGGCGTAATGACTTGTTTAGATTTGCTATGCACCGCAAGGTAGATGTCGCATACGGCAAGCCTGAGAAGCGCAAAGAAATTATTAAGGGCGATGCTGAGTTTGTTATCATTAACTTTGACGGTGTAGAAATCGTAGCGGATGCCGTTGCACAGGGTGGCTTTGATTTAATCGTGATTGATGAGGCGAACGCCTACAAAAATCCTCAGACAAAGCGTTGGAAAATCCTGAGTAAATTACTCCAACCAACGTCATGGCTATGGATGTTGACAGGAACTCCTGCCTCGCAGTCCCCAGTAGATGCTTATGGCATAGCAAAGTTAGTGAACCCTAACAATATCCCTCGGTTCTTTGGCGGGTTCAGAGACCAAGTGATGAACAAAGTTACACAGTTCAAGTGGGTGCCAAAGCCTGATGCCAACGACACGGTATACAAGGCACTACAACCTGCAATACGTTTTACGAAAGAGCAATGTTTAGACCTACCAGAGATGACCTACGTAACGCGAGACGTACCACTTAGTGCACAGCAAGAGAAATACTACGAGTTACTCCGCCGTCAGTTAATCGTACAAGCGGCGGGTGAAGAGATAACAACAGTCAACGCCGCCGCTAACCTCAATAAGTTACTACAACTATCAGGTGGTGCGGTTTACTCCGATACAGGCGAAGTTGTGCAGTTTGATGCAAGCAACCGCCTCGCTGTCCTACGAGAAGTTATTGAGGAGTCGAGCCACAAGGTGTTGGTGTTCGTCCCGTATCGCCACGCCATAGAAGTAGTTGCTGAAGACTTAAAGAAGCACGGGTATGCAACCGCAGTAATACATGGCGGTGTATCCGCAAGCAAACGCACAGAAATTTTTGAGAGATTCCAAACGACCGACAGCCCACAAGTGTTAGTCATACAACCGCAAGCGGCGTCACACGGGGTCACCCTACATGCCGCAAACACGATTGTGTATTGGAGTCCGGTAATGTCCGTAGAGACATATTTGCAATGCAACGCACGAGTCCATAGGGCAGGGCAGAAGAACCCATCAGTTGTAGTGCACTTGCAAGGTAGTGGTGTAGAACGCCGCATGTACACCATGTTGAATAACAAAGTTGATATTCATCACAAAATTATTGACCTATACGGGGAAATACTGAGTTGACAATACTTGACAATGTTAAATTTAGCGGTATGATGGATAACACAAAGAGAGAAGGAGAGAAAAATGACTGAAGACATTTCAGCCGATAAACTCGTCGCCGTCTACATCAAGATGCGCGACAAGAGAGCCGAACTTCTACGTGGCTACGAAGAAGAAGACGGTGCGGTGAAAGCACAAATGGAAATGGTGGAGGGCAAGTTACTTGACCTCTGTAAAGCCGTTGGTGCCGATAGCCTCAAGACCAAGCACGGTACTGTTATGCGTGGTGTCAAAACCCGCTACTGGACAAGTGATTGGGCATCCATGCACAAATTCATTTTGGAACACCAAATGCCTGACCTTTTGGAAAAGCGCATTAGTCAAGCCACACTGAAACAACTATTGGATGAGAACCCTGACATGATGCCTGCGGGTGTCAATGTTGATAGCAAATACTCAGTTACTGTAAGGAGAAGCACAAGTGGAAGCTGAAACAACCCTGACTGTTTTGGAGGTCGCAAAATACTTGCGGGTTTCCCGACAAACAGTCTACACCTTGATTCGTGAGGGAAAAATCCCGCACTTCAAAGTAGGCACAAAGGTACGCATTAAACGTGCAGACCTCGAAGCAATGACAAATACTCAATCAACCACAGGAGAAACTAAATGAGTGAAATGACTTTATTCGCCAAAGGCGGCAACACCCTACCCGCGCACCTGCGCAACCTTGAACTGGATGCAACTACCAAAGCCTTGATGGGTTCGAGTGGTGGCTCAGGTGGCAAGCGTATATCAATTAAAGGCGGTGTATTCCGCATGATTGTTGACGGCAAAGAAATCGCACAAAACGAAGACCGCGCCATGCCGATTGTTATTGTTGCGGCTAACCCGCACGTATCTCGTAGTTACTATGCAGACACTTATGTTGAAGGACAAGTCCTCGCCCCCTCATGTTGGTCAAACGATGGAGTCTCACCTGATTCCAAAGTCAGCGAACCACAGTCCGGTAAATGTGCAACATGTGCACAAAACATTGCAGGTTCCGCAACTCAGGGCGCAGGACGTGCTTGCCGTTACAGCCAACGCTTGGCAGTTACCCTTGAGAACGACCTCAAAGGCGATGTGTATCAACTAACACTTCCTGCACAGTCAATCTTTGGTAATGTCGATAATGGCAAAATGCCTTTGCAGGCTTACGCTAAGTTCTTGGGTAGTCACGGTTTGCCAATTACAGCAGTCGTGACCGAGATGCGTTTCGATACAGCAAGCGCAACACCTAAGTTGACGTTCAAGGCACTACGTCCTTTGGAAGCCGACGAGATGGCATTGGCACAAGAGAAGGGTCAATCAGCAGAAGCCAAGTCTGCGATTGCATCAACCCCTGCAACATTGGACGGCGCAAAACCAAAAGCAGTAGCCGCACCCGAACCAGTTGCCAAAGCAGAAGCCGTACCCGTCGAAGAAGCGGAACCAACCAAACGCGCTAAGAAAGCCGCACCGAAAGATGTGAGCGAAATCTTGGACGATTGGGCTGAGTAAAACAAACGGGGGCCGGAGCCCCCATAAAGGAGAGGCTATGCAACAACTTAATTCTTTACCACAACCAAACCCGAATCCCGGGGGCGCACGAAACAGTGACCCTGACACAAGTTATGAGGCGGCGCAATCAGTAGACGCTACTGAGCTAGAACGTATCGTTTACAACGTCATAAAGTCTTTTCCGAAAGGTTGCACTTCTGACGAAATAATGGGCGTACTACCTCACTATGGCGTGCAAACTATCAGTCCACGATATGCCCCGCTTTTGCGCAAGGGTTTTATTGTAGATACAGGCGAACGTCGTAAGGCTAGGTCGGGGCGAAGTCAGCGCGTAATGAAAGTGCCTACTAAAGATGAACAATAAAGGTTACTCCCGCAAGTTTATACAAGCAAACAAAGCGGCTGACAACGAGCACATTGGTGTACAACTTGGGCGCATTTGCGTCTCGAGAGATATACCCGTGCAAGACGTAGCAGAGTATTTATCGGTATCACGACAGGCTGTCTACATGTGGTTCTTGGGGAAATCACTTCCCCATCCCGCTATGCGCGACACCCTGCGTGAACTGATTAAGACACTCAAATCTAAAAAACCCTGATCGTAATCTGCCGCCAGCAGATTACGGTTTTCAAAAGAGCGAACAATGACCTCAAGGATTCCCTTTCTCTCCTCCGTGCTTGCCGAAGAAGGCATGTACTGTGTGGTGGGACTAAAGAAAGGTGCCCCGAGGCAAACTTTTGTAGAGACGATTGAAGAAATAGATGGTGTAGTAGAAGGACTTTTGGCACAGGGGTACGACGCGTACTTTGGTTGTGCTAAATATTTAAACGCCTCAGAAGGGCGTACCGCGCAAAACGCAAAATGGTTCAAAGCCTTTTGGGTTGACTTGGACTGCGGTGAGAATAAACCTTACGAAACACAAGCCGTTGCTTTAGATGCACTCAAGCAGTTTGTTAAGGACACAGGGCTACCACGCCCAACGATAGTGAACTCAGGACGTGGCGTACACGCCTACTGGACACTGACCAAAGCAGTTTTCTACAACGATTGGAAGCCCACGGCTGAAGCGTTCAAGAAGTTCTGTGCGGCTTATGACTTAAAGGCTGACCCTGCGGTAACCGCAGATGCGGCTCGTATCCTGCGTATCCCCGAGACACTCAACCATAAAGATTCTCCACCGTCACG